TTAATATCAGGTGCAACAGGACTAACAACTTGTTTAATTACCAAAGGTGTTTATGAAGTTACCATACCAAATGCCTTTACAACACAACCCACACCATGTGTTTTTTATGACGTGTGGAGTGATTTATCTATAAATGGGGAGTCTATACCAAACATAACAAATCAGTTCATCCTGCAACCTTACAGTAACGGAATCAACATAGGTATACAATCAAGAGAACCCGAGAAATTCGGTTATGACTTTTACGGTATCCTACAAAATGAAAAAATCCTTAACACAGAAATCCGTAAAGTGGGTGTTGTGGTTAAAAAACAATGGAGCTCCAACCAACAAATACCAAACATTGACATATACTACAGAATATATGTTAGAGAAGGTACCACAGAAGTACAAGTACAAGATTGGACACCTGTAAACAGAACGCCAAACGAATACTATTTCATATTTGATATGAGAGATAAAATTCCAAATGAATACTTTGTAGATATCAAAGTGAACACTTCAGGTGAAAAAGATATTTATAAAGACACATTACAATTCCAAATAGTTAACAAAAAATGAAAAGAGTAATTAAATTAAAAGAAAGTGATTTAACAGAAATCATCAAAAGAGTTCTCTCTGAAGGGGGGGACATGAAAACTAATAGATATATGTTCTTTTCTAATTTAGAACAAATGAAAAGACAATGTGAATTACTCCTTAATTTAGATGTTGATATGGTATCACAAATTCTTGACGATGGTCATGATTGGGCTGATGACCACATTACCGAAGCCAAAAATAACTTAGACCAAGTTTTTGATTTCTTGATGAATGAGACAAATGAGGAGGGTTATGAAGAAACTGATGTTGAGATGGATACAATGATGGAAGGTCGTAAAAAAACAGGTACAAAACTTTGTGCCAGAGGTAAGGCATCTGCAAAGGCAAAGTATGACGTGTACCCCTCAGCTTATTCAAACGGTCATGCTGTCCAAGTATGTAAAGGTAAAATAAAAGGACTTGACGGAAAAAAACATTGTTCAGGTGCTTACTGCTAGTTGTTTAGTTCAAAAATTTGATTTACATTTGTAGTCAAATTATAAATATGAAAAAACAACTCCACTTTTTCCGTAGGTCCATACAGAAGTTTTCAATCTATTTATTCAGAATTACACAGGTTCCTGTAAAAAAATCTGAATATGAACGTGATTGTATTCAGATTTGTAAAAAACTAATTAAAAATCCTGAAACAGAATTGTTGTTAACACCTATTAGTGGTAAACGTTATATTAACAATGAAGAATTACAAATTTCAGTAATTCTAAATTCACACAATGTTCAAATTATTAATCACATTTACTCCTATACCATTTTTATTGAGGGTAAAGAATGGGAAAGATTGATTGATTTCTTTAATCAAGAGGTTGAGTTTCGTAGAGAAGAGTTAGAAAAACACATCACTTCTAATATCAAACACTCATTACAAAACATTTTGGTCAATATCTAATGAAAAACAATTACTTTAAAATAACATTTTGGTTTGGTGTAATATCAATATCATTCGTAACACTATTAATTGGTCTTGTTGGGATTAACCTTTATCCATTTATTATAGATAAAATTCCATCCAAAAATAAAGTTAGTGGTGTCGAAATGTTTTCACCTTTAGATACTGTGATTGTATACGACACTATCAACGTTAGTAAACCTACAATAAAGAAAATTGATACGCCACAAGTAAAACCTATTACTATAGAAAAAAAGATTGATGTACCAAAAAATCAAGATACATCCAAAACTCAACCCAAGGATACTACTTTGACAAATGTTCCTTCAGGACATCTTTAATCAATTCTCTTAGACTTTCGTTTTTTCTTGGTTTGTAAGATACCATAGTTGGTTTATTACCTTTACCAACTTTTGGGTCTTTCTTTTCCTCTCGTCTTTTTTGAGCACACGCCGCCTTCTTTTGTGAATCAGTCATTTTAGATGCAACACCCGCAGCTCGGCATTTTGGATAACTTTTTGAATCCGCATCAGGTCTACCACATGGAGGATGACCACCACCATCTTTTTTTCTACAAATGTTTACCCAAGGACCTTTAGGTTGTTTAGAACCTTTTGGTTTTTTCTTGGTACCAAACCAAACGGCCAAATCTTCTTTTAACAAATTATTTAAGATTTCTTCTTGATTGTGATTATTCATAGATAAAGACATTAGTTACTTTATAAATATCTTGGTTTATTTTTAGTATATGGAAGATACTTTAAATTCACAAATAATTTTATTTGACACTATCGTCATTAAAAATTCTGAAGATTTTGATAAATTCTTAAATGAAATCACCGATGAACAAAAAATTTATGTTCTAAAGTTAGGTATTCAAAAAGCTTTTGAATCGGGAGTATTTTCACTACAAGAATCCGAAATATTATCTAAATCTGTAAGAACTATTTAAAATAAAAAAGGGGACCATTTGGTCCCCTTTCTTATTATCATCAAATTGATTATCTCAATTCTCTCAAGTCGAATGTTCTAACACCATCAACTGTAACTCTACCATAGAAACGGTTGTTAACCATTTTCTTAGCGTATCTTGTCATGATACCCTTGATAGGTGTGAAGTTGAATGGGTTATACATTGTTGGAGTTAATTGTAGAGGTACATACGGTGCGTAGATGTAACCTGTGTCTAACAATGATGTTCCTTTGTGTCCCAATAACACTTGGTTAGCTGGGAAGTAAGGGTCACGGTAAACTTGGTATCTACCTGCCAATGTTCCAACTCTTTCAATACCCATGTTGTATTGGTCTTGCTCAGGAGCTGCGTTTGATACGTGGAAGTACTCCAAGTCATCAAAAATTGCAGATACCTCAGAAGATACAACAATCCAGTTAGCTCCACCTCTTAAGGTAGATTTGTGGATTTGAGCTGAGATTTGGTTGATTGCAGTGATAAGAGTTTGGTTCCAATCCTTCTGAGTGTAAGGAACTGCGTTTCCGCCTAATCTCTTCCATCCGTTGTAATCCCAACGTAAGTTCCAAGCTGCGCCTTTTCTAAGGTCTCTTAAGATTTCACGGTCGATTTCAGCCGCAACTTGTTCAGACAATAAAGCTGTCAATTCAGCTTCAGCGTCAATGTTGTGGAACGCCGCAACGTCTTGAGCCATTTCAGGTGACCATTGTGCTCTTAACTTTCTTTCAGTTACAGAAACTGTAACAGACTGAAGGTCAAAAGAAACTTCACCAATCTTATCTTCAAATTCAAGGTTTTTATAAACTTTGTAAGTAGTAACAAACGCGTTGCTATCTGCAGTTGAAGAAGAGAATGGAGTTCCACAATAACCATCAATAGAGTTAGTTGAAACTGTACATGGAGTAGTTAAATCAACTTCCAAGTAAATTTTACCAGCCGCATCACATACGTCATAGTAAGAACCACCGTCAGTCTTAGAACTTGGGAACGCTAAGTTTTGGTTTGCACCGTATTGAACAATACCCTTACCGTATCTCTGAGTTACAACTCTGAACAAGTAGTTATTTGCTGTGTTAGCCGAAGTGTAAACGTTAGTTGACTTACCTCTGATTGTCATACCAGCCAAGAAAGTCTCAGTATCCATAGGTTGACCGTCAGGACCGATAAGTTTACCCGCTCCGTCTGATGCGAAACCTGACATAACCAACAATACTTTTGTAGTTGCTGAATTATAAGCATAAGCCGCAGGAAGCATAACATCACCTACCCACTTAACAGTAGCGTTTGGTGCAGTTATAGCAGTCCACTCACCTCTAGAGTAATCGTAAAGACCTGGTGGGTCAAGAGCTGGTTCGTTACCTTCATAGAACTTGTCATACAAGTCTTTCTGAGTGTTAGGGTTGTAACCACTGTTTGGTGTTTGACCTGAACCTGCGTTAGGTGCTCCATAAGGTGCGTAGTGTTGAGCGTTTGTTGAAGTTTCAGTTTCGTACTCCTGAATGAAAGGTACGAAGTAGAACAACTTACCGATAGGAAGGTTCATTGCTTGTACAGAAACGATGTCGTTAGCCAAAAGTTTAGAGAATACTCTTCTTACGATTGGGAAAACTACAGTTTCGAAAGAACCTGAGTCAGCAGTTGTTGATGCTTCATTTATGAGGTGTGACGCTTGGTTTTCATATAATTGAGCGACGTTCTCTTTTAGGTGACCTTTTAAGCCTTCTAGGAACCCTAATTTGTCCCATTTGTTAATTGTGTCTTCTTTGATAACTTTCAAGTGCTTAAGACCGATGTTACCTACAAGACCTGATTCTAATAATGCTCCCATTTTAGTTTTGGTTTTTTTATTTTTAGTTTATTTAGATTTTTGACATTAAATCTTTAATTCTTAAGAATTGCGGATTTTCGTATGTCTTTGACTCAATTAAGTTTTGTGATGAACCTGAACTCATTGAGTTGTTGACAACTTTGTCAACACTCTCATTGATGTTTTTAGTATCAACATAACCTAATTGGTCTTTGATTGTTTTATAGAGTTGTTTTGATTCTTTTAAAGATTCTACAGAATCAAATCTTCTCAAAATGTTTATTTTTTCTTTTTTGGTAGTAGAATGTTCAGTGAACAATCTAGTTGCGTAAGCCAAGTTTGAATTGAAAACAGCCACTTCGTTGAGTTTTTCTCTGAATACATTTAATGCTTTTCTATATTCTTCGTTTTTCTCTCTAAGTACTTTTATTTCACTATCAACAGACTCTACTTTAACACCGTTATTAGTGTAATTGTAATTTCTGTTATTAGTGATACCTTTTCTCAAACCTCTACCTTCTTTAGAGCCCATACCATAAGTTCTAGCAGCTTCTTTAGTTTCCTCTTTTTCGTAATCTTTGTAGTGTCCTTTTGTTTCACCAGCTTTCTTTTCAACACCGTCTACATCCTTGCGTTTGTATTCATGTTTTTTAGAACCATAGTTTTCTTCCATTTCACCTTCTTTGAATTCGAATTTAGCTTTACCAGTACCCATAGCTTTTGGACCTTCTTTTTTCTTTTCGTCGAAACCCTTTTTTGGTAATGTTTTACCGTACTTAAATTTAGGATTTCCCATTCCAACGCCTTTTGGTTTTACAGTCATTTTAGCTTCTTCGAGGTGATAGTCTTCAGAATTCATGTCTTCATCATCTTCTTCATCATCTTCTTCATCTTCCATGCCTTGTTCAGACATTTCAATTTCGTAAACAACTTCATCATCTTCTTCGTACATTTCATTGTCCATTTCTTCATCAAGTCCTAAAGCACTTAATACAGCATCTAAATCAGTGTCTTCTTCATCCAACTCTTCGTTGAATTCCATGTCCTCTGACTCGTCAAGTTTTACAATGTACTCAACGTCTTCATCAGTATCTGTGATGTGTACGTCTTTACCATTTTTCTTAACGATGATACCATCTTCTTCACTCATAGATTTGAAGATTTTCAAGATTTCCTCGTCTGACGCGTTTGATAAATCAATAGTGTCTTCATCTTCCATGTCAGACATTTCCATGTCATCCATTCCGATGTCAGACATTCCCATGTCATCCATTCCGATTTCTCCCTCGTCGTTATCAACTTCGTCGTCCATGTCAACCATGTCCAACTCAGTATCCATTTCAACCTCATCTTCAGTTTCTTGTTCTGAAAGAGATTCTTTTACTAACTGACTGATTTCTTCCTTCATAGTAGAAGCAAGTATTCCTTTTGCGTTTTCGGCAATTACTTCTTCAACATTTCTCATT